GTGTAGTTGGCTTGCAGGTAATAGGGCTGGCTGGCGGTGGCCTTGTAGTAGATCAGGCTGACCTTCGGCGTCGCGGTCGCGTGCCAGTTCACCAGCCGCACGCCGACGACCTGCGGGAAACCTGCCGCCGTGTAGCATGTCGTCAGCGTCGTCGCCGTCAACCGCGTCGGTACAAGCCTACAGTTGTCGGAGACGAAGTTACCGGCCATCACTGCTCTCCGTCAGGTTGACCGTCTATCGGGAAGACCCCATGCACTTCGGTCCAGTGCTCGTTCTCGTGCGCCGCCGGGATGGTCAGTTCAAAGCGGTGATAGAGGCCGCTGGTCTGCTGCGGGATGATACCAAGGCGGTTGTTCGCTACCAGATCGCGCCAGCGCAGGTCGCTGCCGGGCGTCTCCTTGGTGGCGGTGCGCCCAATCAGGCTGGGGGCATCGACCAGCGGGCGCCAGCCGAAGGTTGACGCGCGCGTCTCGCCAGCCAGTTGATTGTCGCCGGTCTGGAGGATCGCCTGCATCGGCGCCCCGGCAAAGAAGCCGCAGCGGTACTGCTGGTCGAACGCAGCGATGACCGGCGCCGAGCCGGACCATGTGCGGCTGTCGAGCGAGTACGGCAGGCTGTCCAGCGGCCCGTGCGGATTGAGGTTGTCGATGGTGTAGCCCACCAGTGTCGCATCGACCAGACAGGTCAGCAGGATGCCGGGGCGGAGGACGGACCACTGGTCGAGGCCGTAGTGGTAGAGCAGGATCGTGTCGTAGGTGTTCGGCACCGAGTTTTCCTTGGAGGTGAAAGCCCAGTAGATGACCTTGCGGTTCGGGTCTTCGGCGCCGTAGAGGTCGTAGATGTTGAGGGTCTGGACGGTGTCCTGAAACCACTTGTCGATGCGCTCGATGCCGATGGATGTCGGCGGCTGGCCGTACTTGTAAAAGCCGTCGTCGGACAGGTAGAAGATCCCCTCGCCGGTCGAGACGATGGAACGGGGGGCGAGGCAGCCATGGTTGCTGACCGCCATCTTGAAGTTGAAGACCAGCGGCGTATCCAGCACCAGCGTCGCTTCGCGGATGTTTTCCGCCGAGAAGATCACCAGCCCCTGATCCTGCTGGCCGACTGCGGTGCCCATGATCTCGCCGCCGTCAGGGAAGGCTTGGAAGTCCGACGACTGCTGGCGCGGCGTGTAGAAGAACGGCTGGTTGAGGCCGCTCCACTGCACCATGCGCTGGTTCGATTGCAGATGGCTGAAGAACAGGAAGTCGCCGACAGCATCGACGTTGTAGGCCTTCGGAGCGTTCGGGGCGTCCTGAAACTGGTCCACCGTCAGGGTGTCGATCCACTGCGGCTGGTCCTGCCCGTTGGTGGCGAACAGGGTGTCGCCGTACTGGGTGAAGTTCCAGCGCACCCCGGCGGCACCGTTGTAGTCGCCGCTGGCGCGGGTCTTGTCGATCCACGTCAGGGTGACGATGTCGAGCATGTAGAGCTTGGTCAGCGTACCCGCGAACAGCCGGTAGGCGCCGTTGGCGACGTAGATCAGGGTCGCCCCCATCGGCGGCGCTGGCAGCGGTGCGGAGAAGTAGCTGAACGAAGGGAACGGCCCCCAGCCGCCCTGCTTCGGCAGCACGTTCTCGACGCGGTCACAGAACTGCGCGTCGAAGGATGAGCGGTCTGGTCCGAACTGGGCGAAGGGGAGGAGCGGCATCAGGGCGTACTCCTGCCTGCGACACGGGCGCGCGTGCGGCCCCACTGCGAACGCTTGCCAGTCCTGACCAGTCCATCGATCTCGGCGCTGTAGAGTTGGCCGAAGGTCTGCATCCCATTCTGGTTTCGCTTATAGACCTCGACATACTTCATCGCTCCGAACAGGATGACGTTGGGGTTGACCTGCAGCAGCCAGTTGGTGTCGTTCGGCGCCGCCGTGGTGATCTGCGGCACCTTCGCCCAGTACATCAGTTCGATGGCATCCGTGGTCAGCGGCTGTATCCACATGCTGCCATCGGTGATCATGTAGGTGACCGGCGTGCCGCCGTAGGTGTTCGGGTAGACGTCGATGTTGCCCTCGGGCGTCAGCGGCTTCAGCACGGTCTGGGGGTTGCCGAACCAAGTGACGCGGCGCACCTCAAGGTAATCGTCGGGCAGTTCACAGACGCCGTTGTCGTCCGGCGTCAGCATCACGACCGCCTGCTGCTGCGGCATGCGCAGCACGGCGTTGACGTCGTTGATCGCCATGTTGATGCAGTCCTGAAACTTCGGCACGAGGTCGGGGCGGTCGAGCGCCCAGTCCTTCATCTCAGCCGAGAGGCTGGCGAAATTGTTCAGGGCCATGGTTCATACCTTTCCTCGGAAAGTTCTGAAGGCAATATTTTCACTGTCGTTCAGCCAGCGTTTGATCGAGGTCTGGTCGTGCTGCTGCTGGCGCGGCGCGATCTCGCGCGCCCAGATGTGCATGGGGATCGAGGCGACGTGGCGCATGTTGCCGAAACGCTCGCCTTCGGTGGCGTTGCGCTGCTGCAGGTTGGCCTCCATGAAGGCGTTGGCCATGTAGTATTCGGTGCGGATGGTGGTGCCGTTCTCGTCGTCCAGCCCCCAGCGGCGAACGCCCAGATACGGGTTGTCATCCATCAAGTACCAGCCGCTCATTTCTTGCTGCCCTTCGACGGCGACGGCGGCGGCACGCGCGAATAGCCGGTGCCGGGTTTAGTGGAGCGTCCGACGCGCTGCGTCTTCGGCGGCTTGTTGGCGAAACCTGTCTTGCCCTTGGCCATCAGTATTCGTCTCCCCTTTCAGCCGCGTCGGTCTTGACGACCTTGCGGGCTTCCTCGGCAGGCAGTTCGACCAGCGCCCCGGTGGGGTGGAACTCGCCGTTCTCATCGACATAGGCGGCGTTGTGGCGGGTGCCCTCAGCGTCCCAGTAGTCGGCAAGCAGCCGCACGACCTTCTTGGTATCCTTGGGTTTTTCTTCCTGTGCTGGCGCTGCGGCCATGGTGGATCTCCCTTGAGTTGATGGCTCCCGGTGACGACGTCAATCACGATTGGGGCGCGACGGGCACCGCCACCGGGCTGCGTCTTACGTCGAAGCGGTCAGCCCGAAGACGTCAGCAACGACGCCGTGGGCTGCCTCGTTCCGGCAGACGTAGGAGTATTCAACGACGAGGACACGCCGTTCCGCGTCGCCGATCTTTGCGGCTTCGTACATCTGGATGTCATCGAAGATGCCGACGTTTGCCATCGTCGGGTCGATGCAGAGGATGTTGCCTGCGACCGTCGCATCCGTCGCCATCACGCGGTTCGGAACGATTGCCAGCACACCCCAGTCCGAGACGTAGGTATCAGCTCCGGCGAAGACCGCAAGCTGCTCGTGACTGGAGTTGTTCTGGTTGGCGCGCAGCGCGGCGATGCCGACGAAGCTGGAGAACACCCGCTTGTTGTACGGGGAAACCATGACAGTGCTGACGTTGCCGCCGTTGGCGTAAACCGACTGCAGCACGTCATCCATCATGACGTTCGTCCATGCGCGCTTGGTGCCGGGCGTCGGTGCGGTCACCAGACCGGTGCCGGACTGGAAGCCGCCGTTGGCGCCGGTAGCACCTCGGCTGACGTTGGTCGTCAGCCATGCCGGGAAGCTGGCCAACTGACGGGCCGTCGAACTGTTACCGGCGACCGAAGCCTTCGGCAGCAGCAGGGCGTATTCCATGTCCTTCTTGAGGATGGCACCCTGCTTCTTCAGTTCGCGCTTCAGTTCGGACTTGCGCCCGGCCTTGACGACCTTTTCCTGCGTGCGGGTCACGACGATCTTCTTGTCGGAGATCTGTGAATAGTTGCCGACGCGGGCGGTGGGGAGGAAGGCGGCGAAATTCCAAGTGTCGCCTTCGATCTGTGCGTTGGCACTGGGAGCGGCAAGTTTGTCTGTCTGCCATTCCGGGTGCGTCCCGTCGATAGGCTCACGACCGATGAGGGTCATCAGCGGCGTTTCTTCGGGGGTTATCATGTAGATGGCATCCGCCAACTGTTCGCGGTTACCAATGGCGGTATAGGTGTCGAATGCACCTGTGACCTGTACCATGGAGCTTCTCCGTTGCTAGACCAAATCGTCCAAGATGCGGTCGAGCGCGGCTGCGCCGTCGCCCTTCCCTCCGGTCTTGCGCAACTGCTCCCAGTCTCTTGATCGTGTCTTGGCTGCCTTGCCCTGTGGCGATTGGCGGGTGCTCGGCGCCAACACAGGGGTGCCCTGCGTCTTGCGCCGCGCAGCCTTTCGCGCCGACAAGATCTTCCGGTAATTGCCGAGATCCTCGATCATCCTGATGATGTCGGCATCGTAAACCTGCGCCAGATCGTCTGCGGTCTTGCCGTAGTGACCCAGCGTTTTCAGAAGATCGCCGTGGTAGGCTTCCAGTTTCTTCCGGTCCTGTAGCTCCGGCTTGTGCTGAAGGAGCTTGTCCTTCTGCTCGAGCGCGTAGCGTTTCATCAGCGTCCCTTGGATTTGCTGATTTTGCGCATCCATCTGCTGCTTGGCCGCCTGCATGGCCATCAGTTGCTTCGACGCCTCCTCCCAGCGCAGTTTCTGGTTGGTGAAGCCGATGGGGTCGTTGAATTCGCCCGGCTCCAAGAGCCTGACGTCTGGTTCAGGGGGAAGAGCCGCTGCCATGATGTCGATGGCGAACGACACGATCTGGGATTGTTGCGCATAGTCCGCAGCCCGAGCTTGGAGTTCCTGATGGAGTGCTCCGGTCTCCTGTGTCTTGCGGGTGTAATCCGCCATGCGAAGATTGCCGCGAACCAGTTCGGCGACCGTGGTCGTGGAGCCATCGGGGAGCTTTACCTTGCCATTCTGGCCGACAAAGCGTCCCTCTTCACTCTCTTCCGACTGGTCGTCGTCTTCTAGCCCGGCGGCGTCATCGTCGCTGTCGGTGTCTTCATCCTCCTCGTCGCCCTCGGAAGGCTCATCGTCGCCTTCGTCATCGGGGTCTTCCTCGGGTGTTTGGCGCTCGGGCGAGCCAGACTTGGCTTGCTTGCGGGGTTTCGCCGACGTGTCCTCGGGGTCCGAGACGTCCAGAAACCGGTCGATCAGGGCATCGGCAGCTTCGGAAGGCGTGGCTTCCGGCTGTTCGGTAGGCATGGTTGTTCACCTTCTGACTACCGTCGCGCCCCACCACGTTTTACGCCCGTTTCAGGAAATCGTCTAGGCGAGGCGTTTGGCAGGCCTCGCTACCAGTTCGCCGTTGACGATGATCTTCTCGAGATGGCGGCGCATGCCTCTGACCACCTTGACGCGGTCGGCGGCCATCCGCATGCGCCGGGCCGCCCAGAAGGGAACCTTGAGCATGTCTTCGATGGCCGCCGCCTCCCAGCTGTCGAGCGCCTCGTTGAGCAGGGGTTCATCGAGCAGCCGACGCGCTTCCG